CTAATAAGAAAGAGGGTGCTAAACCATTAAGGTTAAACATTTTTTTTTATTTTAATTAGGAAGAGAGGCTCGAAAGGGTCTTTTTTTTATGTGCTATTTATAATAAAGACGTACCTATGAAACTCCTAAATAACTTTAAGGCATGGAAATCTACATTAGCAGGACTTCTATTAATAGGAGCAGGAATAGCATACCTTTTACTAAAAGAGGATATAGAATTAATGATTTTTGGAATAACAATAGCATCAGGAATTACCTTATTATTATCTCCAGATACCTTACTAGATGGTATAAGAGCTTTCATCAACAAAAACCAAAACAAAGAAATATAATGACTTTAAAACTAGAAGTGCTGAGGTTCAGTTCTGCAAAAGATTCTACCTTAGGTATAATGCTTGATGTAACTCAAGGAACTAGATTTCTATGTTACACTCTTGAAGATGAGTATAGATCAAAGAAAGTACATAGCGAAACACGCATCCCAGCCGGAACCTATAAGATAAAGTTTCGTAAAGTAGGAGGCTTTCATAATAAGTACACGACTAAGTACGGATCAATGCATAAAGGAATGCTACACGTACAGGATGTACCGGGATTTGAGTATATCCTTATACATGTAGGGAATACAGATGAAGATACTGCTGGGTGTTTACTTGTTGGAGATGGACAGAACCAGAATGTAACTAAAGACGGAGTAATTTCATCATCAGTAAACGCATACAAGAGAATATATCCACCAATTGCAAAAGCATTAGAACGAGGGGACGAGGTTACAATCACATATAAAGACTTTGATACTGTATAACTAATAGGAAAACATTTAACCGTTATTATGAAAACAGGGCTAATATACTTACTAACTATTACAACTATGCTATCATTCATCGGATCATATTTCCTAGGGATAACTGTGGAGAATTCTAAGGAATATATAGCTTTAGAGCTAGTTATATTTGTTGACGGGTTCTTCGGAATCTGGGCAGGGTGTATAAGAGAGGGGTTCAAGACCTACAAGGCTATAAAAGTGCTTAAGACTTTTATCTTCTGGACTATACTACTTACTACTCTCCTAGCAGTTGAGAAAAGCTACATGGAAGTATCTTGGCTAAGTCAAACAGTATTAATTCCTTTCCTAGTCTTTCAAATAGTTAGTATATTAAAAAATGCTACTATGGCAGGATTTGTTAAAAGAGACTTCCTACAGGATATGTTAAAGAATATAGATAAACACAAGGAATAGGGGGCTTTAATAAAAAACATAAGGAAGGTTGGTGGTTTACTAACCTTTTCCTATATTTATATATTAAACTGATCATATGAAACTTACAAGACAGGATTTACTATTTCTTATTATCGGCAGTTTAGTTATCTGGAATATAATAACCACCAGAACAGTTACAACGGATATTGCAAAGTATCATGCCATTATTGAGAATCTTCAAGTAGAGATAGATTCAACCTCACAGTTAAACATAGCACTAATAGGTAAGATTGACGACATTAAAGATAACGTCATCCCAAGTATCTCTAATGATATTGCAAAATTAGATACTAACATTAACGTAATTAAAAGACAGACAGATGAAAAAATTAGCAGCATTGATACTCTTTCTCTTAATAGCCTTCAACGCTACTTCGCAGACAGATACAACAACAATTAGACTTAGGCCCGACATTACGAGACTTATTATAAAGGACCTTATAAAAGGAGACGGATGTTCAGAACAGCTTCAACTTACTATGGAGAAGTTACTTAAGGTAGAGACTAGAGAGATTGAGAAGGATAAGATTGTAAAATTACTAGAGAGTAAAGACTTTAATAACCAGTCAATCATACTACTACAAAGTCAGCAAATAAATACTTCAAGTGACTTATCTAAAAGCCTTATAAAGGATACAAAAAAGTTAAAAACGAAAGTTGTACTGTGGAAGACAGTTTCAGTAGGAGCCTTGATAGGAGGGCTCTTTTTAGCAATACAGTAATTTATGAAGAACTTAAAGAAGCAATTTTTCCCTTTCCTTATAGCAGTCACAGCCTTATCAGTAAGTGCATCAGCAGCAATATACTCAGTCTCGGGACTAAGTAAGCTATTTGCAGGAGCAGAAACACAGGTAATGATTATGGCAGGTAGTTTAGAGGTAGCTAAGCTTATCGTAGCATCTCTACTGTACCAGTACTGGAAAGAATTAAATAGGTGGTTTAAGACTTATTTTGTAGGAGCTTTATTAGTGTTAATGCTTATAACCTCTATGGGGATTTACGGATACCTATCAGCAGCATACCAAGAAACAGCTAATAAGTCTCAAAATGTAGATACGCAGATTGAATTACTAGAGACAAAGAAAGCTAACTACATACAGCAAAGAGATCTGTACAACACAGAGAGAGGTACACTAAGCAAAGGAATCTCAGAACTACAAGCAGGCCTTGCAGGTAATAGGATAACTTATACCGATAAGAACGGTAACCTGGTTAACACAACATCAAGAGCTACACGACAAGCATTTGAAAAACAGTTAAATAATTCAACAACCAGACAAGAGGAGGTAATTGTAAAACTAGACACTCTTAACAGTAGGATATTTAGGTTAGATACTGAGATCGTTGAAGTGAAGACGTCTAACAACCTTTCAGGGGAATTAGGCCCATTAAGGTATCTTGCAGAGGTTACCGGTGCACCAATGAGTAATATTATTAACTGGCTACTCCTTGTTATTATTTTTGTATTTGATCCATTGGCTATAGCATTGGTTATAGCAGCAAATTTTGCTTTTGATAGGCTTAAAGCTCCGAAAGAAGAACCTAAGTCCAAAGAGAGTCCCAAGTTTCCGGAAAATAACGTAATTGGTGAATGGTTAGCTGAACATGGTGACCCTAAAGTAAGAGAGCAGTACGAAAAGTTAGTTCTAACAGAGGTGGATACGGAAGCATTACTTGATGGTATTGAAAATCCTGAACCTCCAAATGAAGCGTTGGTAGAGGCTATGAAGAGTTATAAAGACACCCTGCACCTAGCAGACACACAGAAGCAAGGTAAGAGGATTAAGAAAGTTATAGAGAAAGGACACTACCGAACTAAGGTAGAGTTTGAAGATGGTACTACAGACTGGATACCAAACAGCATTCACCCAGAAAAAAACAAAATAGTGTATATGTCGTAAGGAATAATTTCCTATATTATATATATGACAAAAAATAGTGAGGTATACGGGGACAGTGGAAAGCCTGAGAAAGAATGGGTTGATCATCCTAGCCATTACGGAGGAGAAGGTAATCCCTACGAGGCCATAGAAGTTATAGAAGCCTGGGAATTAGGTTTCTGTCTAGGAAATACAGTTAAGTACATTTCTAGAGCAGGAAAAAAGAGTAACACTGTACAGGACCTGAAAAAAGCTTTATGGTATTTAGAGAGAGAGATTAAAAATCAGGAAAGCTATGCCTAAGAAGATACCTGAGAAAGTAAAAGAAGTCTGGGACTATAGCGTAAAGCAAAATTACGAAGAGAATACACATATTTCCTACAGTGGATTAGTTCACTATGCTACTTGCCCAAGACAGTGGGAAGCTTTACACCTTACAAAAGAAATACCTACCTTACCGTCTATCCATATGACTTTTGGAACAGCAATACATGAGACCATACAAACATGGTTAGAGGTGTTATACTATCACAAAGTTAAGGATGCTAATGAGATGGAACTTGATGCTCTACTATATGAGAATATGGTAAACGCTTACGTCAAAGATAGAAAAAGAAATAATTTTGAAGACTTTTCTGATGCAGATGAGGTGCAAAAGTTCTTTTTAGACGGTAAGCATATCTTGGATTTTATACAGAAAAAGAGAGCAGCATACTTTACTACTAAGGGAGTGTATTTGGCTGGGATAGAGACAGTCCTGTACAGGGAGTTACGCCCTAAAGTATTCTTCAAAGGTAAGATAGATTTGGTATTCTACGATGAAAGAGTAAATAAGTGGCTTATCGTAGATATTAAGACTTCCACGAAGGGCTGGAATAAATTTCAAAAAGCAGACGACAATAAGAAAGCACAAATACTCCTATACAAATACTACTTCAGTGAACAGTTTAACATTCTTCTTGATGATATAGAGGTAATGTATTTTATAGTTAAACGACAGCTTCCTAAAGATGCTGAGTTTGCTTCAATGCAAAAAAGAGTTCAGGAATTTAAACCACCAGCAGGACCTAGAAAGATGAAGCAAGCAGTTACGTTATTGGAAAATTTTGTAAAACAGGCAGTAGGAGAGGATGGACAGTACATACGCCAGGAGTATGCTACAACTCCCTCTAAGGATGCATGTAGATTCTGTGAATTAAAGAAAAAAAGGCTGTGTCCTGATGCTGATTTCTAAAAAAGTATATATGTATATACTACAAGGTAAATAGTTATGAGAAATAAAGATAAAAAAATGACATCTGTTATGGTGGACCCTGAAAGCTATAAAGATTTTCAAATAAAAGCATTAGAGAATAATTTTTCTTTTCAAAAACTTGCCTCTCGTGCAATTTATCTCTATATTAATAATAAGGACTTTCGAGAACAAATACACAAACATAAATAATACAGTTACATGAAGGATAAGTTTCGTTACATAGAACAAGCTAAACGTAAAAAAATACTATTACTGTGCGATGACATTAGAATGCATTCAGGAGTAGGTACAATGGGTAAAGAGATAGTGCTTGGAACAGCACACCACTTTAACTGGGTAAACTTAGGAGCAGCAGTAAAACATCCTGAAGAGGGTAAAGTACTTGATCTGTCTCAACAAGTAAATAAGGAAACAGATATAGACGATGCCTATGTTAGGTTAGTGCCGTATACAGGATACGGTAATGTAAAAATATTAAGAGAGCTTATCGAGGTTGAGAAACCAGATGCTTTAATGATATTTACAGACCCTAGGTATTGGTTATGGCTTTTCGAAATAGAGAGAGAAATCAGAAGTAAAATTCCAATCTTTTGGTTAAATATATGGGATGACTATCCAGCACCTATGTACAACAAACCTTACTATGAATCTGTAGATGTATTGATGGCTATCTCAAAACAGACTAAGAACATAAATGAAATAGTGTTAGGGGATAAAGCTAAGAATAAGATTATAGAGTATGTACCTCATGGTATAAACGAAAAACACTACTACCCTATAAAACAAGGTCATGAAGATTTTATGAAATTAGAAGAAGTCAAAAAAACTCTTCTAAATAAAAAAGGTTCTGAATTCGTACTCTTTTATAACTCTAGAAATATTAGTAGAAAGCATACAGCTGATACAATCTTCGCTTATAAAATGTTTTGTGATAGGATAGGTAAAGAGAAAGCTAAGAAATGTACTTTCATACTTCATACAGACGGAGTTGATCAACATGGTACAGACCTTAGAGCAGTGAGAGATGCTATTTGTGATCCGGATTATGTACATGTAGCTTTTTCAACAGAGAAAGTCGAAACAGCTCAACTTAATGTACTGTACAATATAGCAGATGCTACAATCTTACTATCTTCTAACGAAGGATGGGGATTAGCATTAACAGAATCTCTTATGGCAGGTACAATGATCATTGCAAATGTTACAGGAGGTATGCAAGATCAGATGAGATTTACAGACAAAGACGGAGCTTGGGCAAACCTTACACCTGATTTTCCTTCTAACCATAGAGGAACGTTAAAAGATTGTGGGGAGTGGGCGGTGCCTGTATTCCCTTCTAATATTTCATTAGCAGGATCACCAATAACACCTTACATATTTGACGATAGATGCTCACCTAAGGATGCAGCAGATAAGATCTTTGAAGTATACTCACTTTCAAAAACAGAGAGAGATGAGAGAGGTTTTGCAGGTCATGAATGGGTAAGAGGAGATGAAGCTAGAATGACAGCACGTAAGATGGGTCAAAATGTTATAGAGACTTTAGATAAAGGTTTCGATGAATTCGTACCAAGAAAATCTTTTGAACTTTATACAATTGGAGAATTTAAGAAAGATAATAAAATAACACACAAATTAATAAACTACTAATATGAGTAAAGCAAAAGTTGTAGTAAGCTGTCCAATAGACACATACTCAGGTTACGGAGCAAGATCAAGAGACTTTGTACAAGCATTGATTGATACAAACGAATACGATGTAAAGATACTACCTCAAAGATGGGGAGAGACTAGATGGGGGTATTTAAAAGATCATAACGATACTGAACTTTCATCAAGAATCATTCGCAATATGGCAGACCAACCTGAAGTATGGATTCAAATCACTATTCCTAACGAATTTAAAGCGGTAGGTAAGTATAATATAGGAGTTACTGCAGGAATTGAAACAACTCTATGTGATCCTTCTTGGATCAAAGGAGCTAATAACATGAACCTAATGTTGGTATCTTCAAAACATGCATTAGAATCTTTTCAGAGAAGTAAGTTTGACTTAACAGATCCAAAAACAAAACAACATGTAGAGAATATTGAGATCAAAACCAAAATGGAGGTTTTATTCGAAGGTGCAGATCTTACAAAATACATAGTAAGTAAAGAAAAGACCGACGTAACAGAAACCCTAGATAAAATACCAGAGTCATTCTGCTACCTTACAACAGGACATTGGATGCAAGGTGCTTTTGGAGAAGATAGAAAGAATATGGGATTCACCTTAAAGGCATTCTTAGAGACTTTTAAGAATAAAAAGAATCCACCAGCACTTGTTATGAAAAGTCATAGTGTAACAACCTCTACCTTAGATAGAAATAGGATATTGGAACAGATAGAAGCAGTAAGAAAGACTGTAAAAGGTAAACTGCCTAATGTCTACCTACTTCATGGAGAGGTATCAGATAAAGAGATGAATTCACTTTATAATCATCCAAAGATTAAAGCTTTTCTTTCATTACCTAAAGGAGAAGGGTTTGGAAGACCGTTCTTAGAATTCAGCTTAGTTAATAAGCCGATTATAGCTTCGTACTGGTCAGGGCAGACAGACTTTCTAAGTAGTGAGTTTATAAGACCTGTTAAAGGAGTATTAAAACCAGTGCACAAGTCCGTCTTAGTAAAAGAGATTATTATAGAGCAGGCAGAATGGTTTACGCCTGATGCTGCGGATACGGGAAAGGCCTTAAAAGACGTTCACACTAATTATAAAAAGTGGGCAACTTTAGCAAAAAGACAAGGGCATAAGAGCAGAACAGAGTTTAGTTATGAAAAGATGGTTGACACATTAAAAACCATATTAGACACAAATGTTCCCAAGTTTGCTCAAGAGGTAAATTTAGCTCTACCGCCATTAGATTTACCTAAACTAACGCTTCCGAAACTTAAAAAAATATAAAAAATGGAACATAGAGATACCTTAGTGACATGTACAAGATGTAACGGAAATGCCTGTTATCAACAGCAAATTAACGATGAGGTAACAACATGGTTGTGCTGGGGATGTGGATTTACAACTAGTAACCTGATGAAAGAGAAGAGTGAGATAGTAGTAAATGCCTACAAAACAGCTCCTGAACTTTATAAGGATATAAAGTATAAAGATAAGCAAGGACTTGTTTGGTTACCTGCTACGTTAACTATTCCTGAGAAGGGAATGGTATTCTTAGACGGAACCTCTAATAAGGATTGGCGTTGGGCTGCTGTTAAAGCAATCCCTATGCAAGAAGGAGATGTACAGATGTCATCTGACCAGACTCATAAAATGGATATGAAGAATGTAAAGCATTTTGAACAAACTGACTTTATGGATGCTGCAGAACATATAGGAATGTTTGACGAACCGGAGAAGTAGTATGATAATTTGGTTAACAGGGCAGCCTGGAGCAGGAAAGACAACATTAGCAGATGCATTGCAAGATATGTATCTGCCTTGGGCTTTCAGAATAGACGGAGACGATCTTAGAGCCCTTACAGAGAATCAAGACTATACAAGAAAAGGACGATTAGAGAACATAAAAACAGCTCAGAAAATAGCACATTACCTGCACAACCAAAAAAAGACCGTAATAGTCTCTCTCGTATCTCCTTACAAATTTCAAAGAGAAACTTTTAAGAAGAAGTTGAATGGAGATCTTATAGAGTTTTACATACATACGGATAGTGTTAGGGAAAGAGATCATTATAAGTTAGATAACTACGAACCGCCTTTAGTGGATTTTCACTTAGTAGACACCACAGCAACTACTCCTATGGATTCAGGAAGAGAGATTTGGAGTGCTGTTAGGACTTTTATAGGAAATGGTAGAGACTAAAAGACATATACTGAAGACATTAACTTGGAGAGTAGTAGGAACTATTGATACAATGGTTATTTCTGCAATACTCACAGGAAGTTGGGCACTAGGAATTTCTATTGGGGGAGTAGAGATTATCACAAAAATGTTCTTATATTACATCCACGAAAGAGTTTGGTATAAGTATTCCAAATTCGGAGTACAAGATAAAAAATAAAAGTTATGGACAGTACACTTATCATACAGAATACAGCAATTAGTTTTCACAAATGGATGATGGAACACGATACAGTAGAAAATGCTGATGAGTGGTTTCATTTTTCTGATATAGATATGTATAATGCCTTTTTAAAACACTCTAAATTATAATTATGAGAATATCATATGCAATTACAGTTTGCACCGAAGTAAGGGAAATACAACAACTCCTTCTACACCTTAAGAAATATAAGAGAGAAGAGGACGAGATCGTAGTACTTTACGATAAGGTGAACGGAAACGAATTAGTAGAACAAAACCTCTCTAAAGACCCAGATATTGTTTTTGGATCTCAAGAATTCAATGGTAATTTTTCTCTATGGAAGAACATACTAAGCTCCTACTGTACAGGAGATTTTATATTCCAAATAGATGCAGATGAATTACCTCACTACTTCTTACTTGAAAACCTTCCATACGTACTTGAAAACTCAGATGTAGACTTAATTACAGTTTCAAGAATCAATACAGTAGAAGGGTTAACTGAAGAACATACAAAGAAGTGGGGATGGCATGTAGATGAGAACGGATGGGTTAACTTTCCGGACAGACAAAGCCGAATCTATAAAAACAGGTTTAATCACTCAGTAAAGAATAAGAATATTAAATGGGAAGGAAAGGTACACGAAACCATTAAAGGATTCGATACCTATTCAGCACTACCTAAGATAGAGGAATGGTGTCTGTACCACCATAAGTCAATTGATAAGCAAGAACAGCAAAACGCTTACTACGAGACATTATGACAGAAAAAAAAATGAACATATACGTAGATATAGATGAAACAATTTGTCAATATAAAGGTATAAGAGAGTATCATTTAGCATCACCTGATAAAAAGGCGATAAAGAAGATCAATAAGCTGTTTAACGAAGGTCATACAATTACATACTGGACAGCTAGAGGATCGGTAGATACACTATTACGTGATACTTATGAGCACCTAACTAAAGAACAGTTAAAGATTTGGGGATGTAGGTATCATCACCTAAGTGTAGGAGAGAAGCCTCCATATGACTTATTAATTTGTGATAGAACTAAAAGGATAGAAGAGATATGAGTTTTATAAAAGCAGATAAAGAGACATACATTATAGCCGAAATAGGTCAGAATCATAATGGTGATATAAATATAGCCAAGAAGATTGTCGACCAGCTTGATAGGTATCCTTATGATGAAATTACAGGTAACAGGTTAAATAGGGTTAATGCTATTAAATTAACCAAGAGAGACTTAACTGAAGAGCTTAGTAAAGAGGGTATGGAAAAGCCCTACGAAG